GTCCGCAATTCAGCGCGCCTGGACGCATGGTTCATCACCGCAGAGGCCAAGGCTCGTATGAAAGGAACCTTCTCGTCATACTCGTTCCGTATCTCCTTGGCTTCGTCGATACTAATGTTGCCTAGCATGTTCGCCAGTTTCGCCAGCCCCATTCCATACATAATTCCCAAGTTGATTGTTTTCGCACGGTCTCGTTCCAGGTCCGCCAAGTCCGCAACCATTTGGTGAAAATCGAGATCGTCCTTTTGGTAGAGGTCTACAATCTCCAAGACCTTTGGGTTATCCTTGGTAGCACCAGTAAGGGACGCATAGTGCATCAACCACCGTGGTTCTTGGGCGCTGTAATCAAAGCTGCCCCATCTACATCCTTCTTCAGGTAGAAATAGTCCTCGGATGAGTTGTTTAATTTCAGGATGTCGAGCGGGTACTTGCTGCAAATTAGGATGGCTAGAGGAAAATCTTCCAGACACACATCCAGCGTCATCCGAGCGCAACTGGTTAAACTCACAGTGGATACGGCCATTATGCTGATGAAGAAGAATGGTATCCACGAACGTCGTGTTGGCTTTATTGTACTCACGAATCTCCAGCACCTTCTTGGCAATAGGATGTTTATGGTCCTTTAAAAACTGTTTGGTGAAACTGGGTGTCTTGGATTTCTCCGTTACGCCATACGAAAGTCCTAACTTTTTAAATACATCGGCAAGACTCTTCGCGGTCCATGGCTCGAGATTCACTCCCGTTTCCTGGTATACTTCCCGTAAAAGCTTCTTCTCTTTTTGTTCTAAAATCTTCTTGGTTCGCTCCGCTTTTTCCACGTCTACGCGTACTCCTCGTCGGCGCATCTCAAACACTAACGGCAGTAGCGATAGTTCCAGATCCAGAATAGGGAGGCAGTTTTCCTTTTCCAGTTCTCTGTGTAGTACATGCCATAACTGCAAGGTTAACCGGGCATCTGTCTCAGCATAGAGAGCAACTCTCGCCGGCGGCAGCTTCCACATCTCCGCTTTGGCGTCCACTCCGTGTTGTGCAGCGGCACGTCTCAGCTCCTCCTCGGCCTTCCGCTCTCCAAGATATGTGGCCCCCAGAGCATTCAAGGCGTAACTAAAGCGGTTCTCATCGAGTAAGGGAGCTGCGACCATGGTATCTAGGATGCGGCCCTTGACCTCAATCCCCTCGGTCTGGAGCCAACCGAGATCGTACTGCGCGTTGTGGAATACTACCGACATCCCATGGTTCAGTTGGTCCTGTAACCAACGCAGAACCAGCTTCTTGGACATGTTACCGGAACCCCAATGGGCAATGGGGAGATACGCCTGCCAACCATCGGCAGCAACTGAAATACCAACCAGATAGCCATCCTTGCGCGGCCACCCTGGGCCAAAGGTTTTGAGATTTGGATCCCGCGTCTCTACGTCAACGGCAATGATCTTCTCCGAAGACAAGTCCGGTAGGTCCTCGGTAGGCATCCATATGGGTTCGTCGAAAAGATCTTCGCGCACTAGCTGGTGTTATCCTCAGAAGAAAGAGCGGCCCAAAGGGCAGTATAGGCAGCGGCATCTTTGCCGTCATCTGGGTTAAAGCTACCCACCTCATCTCTGGCCACTTTTAATAACGTCATACAGAACGCGACCTGAGAAGCAGTAACAGGAGTGTCAAGATACGCGGACCACAGTTGCGCGATCCGTGATTGGAGCTTTGTGTAATCACCATGCTGCTGGGCTCGCGCTCCCCTTACCAACTCTGCCGCCTCTGTTAAAATGCTATCTGGGGTCATATCTCGTAAAACTGTTTCGACTCTGTGAATGGTTCGAGCAGATGCAATGCTTTCTTCGCTCTCGTTACTGCCACGTAAAACACTCGATGCTCTGTCTCTGGGGTCTTCCGATATTCCCGATACGCTGCAGGCGATAAATCCGGGATCACTATGATGTTGTCGCATTCTCCGCCCTTCATCGAATGAATGGTGCTGATCTTAATGCGGGGATGCTTGACATTGTCCCCACGCCTCAAGGCGTTAAGCACATAGTGTCTGGTTTCGTCATCAATTTTCCCCAGTACCTCATGCCAACGTCCTTCCGTTATGCACAAGCCAAGCTCCGAGTGAGCCTGATCCATAGAAAACATAACGCCTTCTTCCCGATTAAGGAAGGTCTTGGACCGCGGCCCATAGCCCTTTAGATAACCAACATTAGCATTCATATAATTATAAATGTTTTTGATCTGATCAACACCTAGAGGATGTCCTTCCGTCCAGTTCTCCCAAGAAAGGATGGCATCATACATTTTAGGAGGGATACTAGGATGACCAAACCGGCTATAGACCCACCCTTCCTCGCGCAACTGGTTAGCATAATGGGAAGCAATTTTATTCGTCCGCGCTAACAGGCACCACTCGCCTTCTTCCAGAGGTACATCGTAAATACTATTGTGCCACCGCACAGATCCTGAATGTTTTGTCGGATACCATACTTTTGGTGCTCGACCTTCGATACGCCGCACAATGTCTTGGGCGATCCCGTAGGGTTCCTGCGGGACACGGTACGATTGTGTTAGTACTTCCTTATTAGGAGTGCAGTTCTGGAATGCGTGGACATCCGCTCCCTGGAACCCCATGATGGCTTGGTCATCATCTCCGGTGAAGATTTGTATGCGAGGAGTTCTTCTGAGAACACTAATCATGTTCCACTGTAAGGTGGACAGGTCCTGCGCTTCGTCCACGAACAATGCATCTATATCGAGGGGCTCGTCCCGCTTTACAAATTCCTCAATCATATCGGTAAAGTCGATCTTCCCACGTACCGATTTGAAGTTCTCATAAGATATGATTAATCGCTGCAGTACGCTCCAGTTGAGATCGTAATTACTAGCCTCAGAGTATATCTCCTCTAGATCCCTTCGCTTACTACGAGCCAGATGGTGCAAATTTAAATAGGTGTCTCCGTCTGAGATACCGAGCATGTCAAAGTCTGTGTCGCCACCGTCCCGGGCCGAGAACGACAGACCTACTTCATATCCGATTTCTTCCAAATCTTTCTTGGAGATAACGTCCGACCGTTTGTAGCCGCCACTATGAAAGGCCATCGAATGAAGTGTCTGGAAGTAAGGGAGCATGTCCTCTGTAAGGCCCCAATCCTTGCAGACGCGTTCCCGGCTCTCGGATGCTGCCTTACGAGTGAAGGAGACACAGGCAATTCTTTCAGGGGGGATCCCCTCTTCGATACAACCACGTATCAAGTTGGAAATGTTTTGTGTTTTGCCTGTACCTGGCGGCCCGTAATAAAGAAGTTCTTTGGTCATGTAGCCTCCCATCTAAATTTAAGCTGGCCATAGATAGGTTGCCAATCACGCTCCCGTCCTTCACGGTTCCAGCCCCCGCCCTCTGTTTCCCCGACAATCTTCCAACCAGCCCCTTTAAGGCTTGATCCGCTTTCAGTTTGAAGAGTGTAGGTCACCATTCTTGAGCCACCCATTTGTTGCCAGATTCTCCAGCAACGTCCATATAGAAAAGAACACGTACCTTTAGGAGCATCGTCCAAAACACAGCATCGAGTGACCTCTGCCGTATAGCCATCGTCCAAAAGACGGGCGATAGGACGCCCGACAATGGCCACTCCAACCATTTCCTCTCCTGTGGTAGCCCCAATGGCAAATCGTCCTCCATCTCTTTGTGTGCGTTTGTTGTGACGATGGTATTGTTCAACAAAATCATTAGCCTCACGCAGTTTGATAGGAACTGGGCGCAACTTCAAAACGGTATGTCCTCTTCCTCAAACACCACTGGCTTGAGTTCCATTTCGCCTTTCATTACCTCTGGAACAAACCACACACGGACATGACGCCATACATCCTTGTCGTCCTTGAAACGGTATCGCTTGTCCGCAACACCATTGGCATTCATTTCCTTGAGACGTTCCGTAATCTGTCCTCTGGTGTAATGTATAAAGCCGGCCCTTTTTAAGTAGTCCTGTAGAGAACCGAGTTTAAAATAGGTGAAATTTTCCTCTGTCCAAGGTTTGCCCGTAAGCAACTCTTCTGGCGAGTGAGCACGAATCCTGGATGTACAGAACATCTCCACTAGTTCGAGGAACTGCCCTTTACGTGTAAGCTCCTCTGGCACGGGGATACGCGTTGCTGTGTCTAACAGGTTGTCGATCAAGTCGCGCCAGTCTGAATCCTTCATACGCGCCGGCATCGTGTACATCTGTTCCATACACGCTCGCTGAAACTCTATTTGCATTTGTAATTGCTTGGTAGAAAGTTCCAGACGGGAACCGTCCACGTCAACGAACCATACTGGTGGTTCTGACTCCACTACTGTTAGTCCGCCAAGAATTGGCATTAACTGTTGCCC